ATGAAGTGGGCCGTGGCGAAGGGGTGGCGGCAGGACGACCCATCTGTGGCGATCGCCCAGGCGCTACCGAAAGACAAGCAGGCGAAGGCCCATCGAAAGGCCTTGGCCTATTCCGACGTGGCCGACTGTATAGCGGCGATCGACCAGAGCGGGGCAGGGGTGTCAACCAAGCTGGCCTTCCGGCTGCTTGTGCTGACCGCCAGCAGGTCTGGAGAGGTCAGACTAGCCCGATGGAGCCAGATCGACTGGAAGGCCGAGGGTGGGCCCATTTGGACCAGGCCGGCATCTGTGATGAAAGCGAAGAAAGCCCACAGCGTGCCACTGTCAGCGGCCGCGGTATCGATCCTGCATGCGGCGCAGGAGGTATCCGACTGCGAGGATCCCGATGCGCTGATCTTCCCCGGCACGGTGACTGGCAAGCCCCTTTCGGACGCGACGCTGCTGAAGCTAGTGCGAGAGAACGGCTACGACGTCGACATTCACGGCTTCCGGACATCGTTCCGCACCTGGACGCAGGAAAAGACCAGCTTCCCGCGCGAGGTGGCAGAGGCAGCGCTGGCGCACACTATCAAGGACAAGGCCGAGGCAGCCTATGCACGATCCGAGCTGATGGAGAAGCGTCGGGAGCTGGGCGAGACTTGGGCAGCTTATTTGGCGCAGGAGAGCGCCTCCACAAGAGGAACCAATAATGTTTGCTCCTGAGGGATACCGTCACTTCGACGATCTTATCGATGAGGTGGAAGACCTAAGCGCTGAACATCTAGATGATCGCGAAGAAGAAATTTTCCTACGCGCAGGGAAATATCAGCACGCGGATATTTTGAGAAGGGTTTGGCGAGGATCAATGGAGTTCGCAATAGCTGCACGAGTTATCAGCAGTATCTACGAACTCAAGATGCCAATTCGGATAGCTTCCCCTCTTGGCAATGTGATCGTCCCTAGCTGGATCGTATTTTCTTTAAATCCTGTCCACCATGGCAAAGACAATATTCCACTTATTACAAGTGCGGCAGACGATATAATTGCTTTTACGTTTCAACGCATGCGGGGCCGGCACTATGCCTTCATTGATAGTAATGACTGGATGGTTGATATTCCGGACTTGCGTGGATTTTCTGCAGAACAGTTGGGTAAAGGTGACATCTGGGTCAAACAAACCGCTAAATATCTCCTCCCCTTCGATGGCTGGGCATTGTGCGTGAAGGAGAGTTTTTCTGCCGAGCAGTGCCTTCCAGCCCTTGGGATTGAGGCTGGAGGAGGTTCTAGGGGGCGGCCACCTCTTATCCCTCGTGTCGAAAGTGCACTGCGAAAACACTATCCTGATGGGAAGTCTTGCTCTTGGAAAGAGATCACCGAAAGGGTGAGTGGCGAGATAGGCGAAACTGTCGCGGTGCGGACGGTTCAGAGAGCAATGCGACAGCTGCAAGGAAAAATGCGCCAAAAGTCTTAAATATTGCGACAGAATGGCAGACAATAGTGCTTTCAGGATTTAGGCAGTTTTGGTGCCATTCCCGTTAGTTCCTGAAGCAGTCATCTTTCCTGCATGTTCACAAAACAGCGCAGGGATACCCCGATGGCAAGCCGATATATCCGCCGCACCGAAGTCGAGGATCTAACCGGCCTTAGCCGGTCCACCATTTACCGCATGATGGACGCCGGGCAATTCCCGCGTCCGATCCGCCTGACGCAAAAAGCGGTCGGGTGGAAGGAAACCGATATTGCCGCTTGGTTGGATTCCCGGCCGGTGGCTGCATGAGGTGTGACCATGAATGACCAGACATGGAATGACCCCGGAGCGCGGTCAGGCGCTACCGAGGTCGATATGCAATCCGGGCTGGATTGCGACGAGTATATCCGTAGAGACCCTGCGACGGCAAGGCGTTTTAGCGATGCCCTCGTGCAATTCGAGCCCGATGATCGACTGGATGTTTTGGAAGATGCGCACGACTTTCTGCGCGCCGGGATGCCGATCGTCTTGTTCGGGAGCATCATGGAGGAGGCTGCGTTTTGGGCTGATAGGGCGAGCAGAGCCGAGCGCAAAGCATACTGCCTTGCCAGCTACGCCCGCCTCAGTGAAGCCGATCGCGATGCCTTCTTGTGCTATATCCGGCGGCGGGAAGACGCATGCTGACGGCAGTCGACTATTACCAGGCAATGGATGTGGAGCGGGCGCGTCACAGCAATCCATACATCGATGACGTGCCGGCTCGCAAATCTCAGTTCTTCGCAGCCTCTAGCTTGGACGGTGCGCCGATCAAGTCTCGCGAATGGGCTGTTCAGGATCTAGTACCGAGCGGAACCGTCACTTTGCTGGGCGGCGATGGTGGAACAGGAAAGTCGCTTCTGGCCCTTCAGTTGGCATTTGCGATTGCGACGGGCTGTCGGTGGCTAGGCTACCAGACCGTGAGCGGTTCTGTCATGTTCATCAGCGCCGAGGATGACAAGGACGAGCTACACCGTCGTACTGCAGACATCGTGCGAGCTACTGGCATGCGGTTCCTCGACCTGGAGCGGCTGACCTTACGCAGCTTGGCCGGTGAGGACGCACTGCTAGCCGTGCTGGATCGATCATCGGGCGTGCTGACGCCAACGCCCCTCTACGCCGAGATCGAGGCCCGTATAGCCGCGGACAAGCCGGCCCTGATCGTCTTGGACACGTTGGCAGATCTGTTCCCTGGCAACGAAAACGATCGGGCGCAGGCGCGGCAGTTCATCGGGCTGCTGCGGGGCTGGGCTATTCGTCATAGCTGCGCAGTGATCCTGCTGGCGCATCCGTCACTGTCGGGTCTGAGCAGTGGCAGCGGCACCAGCGGATCGACTGGCTGGAACAACAGCGTTCGGTCGCGGCTGTATCTGGAGCGGATAGTGCAGGACGCCTACGAGGCCAACCCTGACGCCCGCGTGCTGCGAACCATGAAGGCCAACTATGGCCGCACAGGTGGCGAGATCACCATGACCTGGAAAGAGGGCGTGTTCGTCCCTGACGGGAGGGAGACGGGCCTCGACCGCATGGCCTCCACAGCCAAGGCTGAGCGCGTGTTTTTGAAGCTGTTGCGTATGCTGACAGAACAAGGGCGCAGGGTGAATACCGGAGGCGGCCAAACCTATGCCCCATCTGTTTTCAAGGCACATCCAGATGCTGAGGGGATCAGTAAGTTCGCCTTCCGGTCCGCAATGGAGAAACTGCTGGGCGAAGGAAAAATCAGAGTGGTTGAGGACGGCCCTGCGTCTAAGCGGCGATCGTATCTCGTGGAGGCAGAATGACCTTCCAACCCCCTTCCAATCCCAATTTCCAACCGCTTCCGATCCCCGTGCCAACCATGTGCCAACCCCCTTCCAACCCCTGTTCCTTCCAACCCCCATACCCCCTGAGGTTGGAAGCCGCCCTTGGGGCGCGGCACCAACCCAAAGAGAGGCCGACACCAATGACCACCAACCAAGACATCACCATCAGCAAGATGACCGTCATAGATGGCGCAGTGAACATGCAGGGCAATCGCCTCTTGGCAGCGTTCGACCTGTTCATGAACGGGATAAGGATCGTCGGCTGCGTGCTGACCGAAGGCCCCGACAGTGTGGTGAAAGCCAAAGGCCCGTCTGGCAAGACGCATCGCAGCGTCGATATTCGCGTGACGTTCGAAGACCCCGTGATGAAGCGCGCGATCACCCGCAAGGCTGCTGAGGCCTATGCAGTGCTATCGGGCCGTGAGGTGTCCGATGAGTGAACTAGGGTGTGCAGTAAGTTCCGGTGTTATCTCTGCACACACCAAACACCATAGTTTTGTTGGGTAACATAATCGGGCCACCTTCCGGTCCGAGGGAGACGCTTCTCTCAATTTCTTCCAAGAAGCGCTCGAACTGCTCAACGGTAAGGTTTTGGTGGAGAGGTTTCATTTCGAACCCCAATAGTTTTCCCTCGGCGAAGCTCGCGTTAGCGACGAAATCCGAGATCCAATCTGTTCTTTCTAAGCTGAGTCCCATGAGGGAAGCCGCTAATTCATCTGCATCAGTAACCATAAAATCACCCCCAAAAGAATCACGCCTCAGCTTGAGTATCTCACAGAATTGGCCGGGGGGTGGTCTAGAATTTTGCCCCTAAGGCGGAGACCGGCGTGTGGGGCTTCGCGCAAGATATGACCGAATTGGAGATTTTCGGATGAGTGAACAACCGCTGCATGACGCCCCGCCGATCGACCGCTGGCGCCTCGATGCGCTGCTGGAGACGCCTGTGAAGGGCAAGCTGTGGGGGCTGCCCAGCATCGCTGCCTTCCTGGGCGTGAGCCAAGACACGGCGCGGCGGTGGGCGCGTCATCCTGAAGTGCCAATTTATCAACCGCCCGGCACTCGGAGCTATTGCGCTTTCCAGAGCGAGCTGCGAAGCTGGCAACGGTCCAAGCGTCAAGATTAAGTCATTACTTGCAAGGCTTTACTAGCTTCTGCCATCTGACGCGATAGCTTTCGCCCCTGTATCGTGGGGCCATGAAACTTTGGCCCTTCTCTCGCAAGTCCCTCGCCTCGCCCGACCCGGCGCTTGAGGCAATTCTGGGCATCACCCCGACCGCCAGCGGCATCTCGATCAGCGTCCTGGAGGCGCTGAAGGTGCCCGCGGTCGCCAATGCGATCCAGCTGATCTCTGAGGCTGTCGCGACGCTCGACGTGCATGTGAAATACATCGACGGCGGGACAGAGGTCGAGGTGACCGATCATCCGGCGCTGACCCTGCTGCGTGGTGATGCCAACGACTGGACGTCAGGCTTTGAGCTGATCCGCCAGATCATGATCGACGCGCTGGTGTCCGATGCCGGCGGAATGGCCCATGTGAACCGTGTCGATGGCAGGCTGATCGAGGTCATCAGCTACCGCCAGGGCGTGCTGACCTTTGACGCGGACAACGACACGCTGGAGCGGGTCTACCGTTTGGGCGATCGACGCATCCCCGCCCGTGACGTGATCCACCTGATGCCGCCGCTTTATCGGTCGCCCCTCAACCTAGCCCGTGAGGCCATCGCTATCGCTGTCGCCATGGATCGCCACGCAGCCCGGCTGTTCACCCGTGGCGGACGCCCCTCAGGCGTCCTGAGCTTTGCCAAGGGCATGGCCCAGGATGCAGTCAGCAAGGCCCGTGCCGCGTGGCGCCAGACCCATGAGGGCGAGGATACCGGCGGCCAGACCGCCATCCTCTATGACGGCGCCACCTTCACGCCCCTGGCGATGACCAGCACCGACAGCCAGTTCCTTGAGAACCGCCGTTTCCAGATCGAGGAAATCGCGCGCGCGTTCAACATCCCCGCCCCGATGATCGGTGACTTGAGCCGCGCCACCTGGTCCAACAGCGAACAGAAAGGCCGGGAGTTCCTGTCCTACTGCTTAGAGCCGTGGCTGAGAGCTTTAGAAGGCGCGCTGAACCGGGCCCTTTTCACCGATGAGGAGCGAGGCCGCTACGTGGTCCGCTTCGATCGTGACGACCTGACCCGCGCCGATCTGGCGACCCGTGCCACCGTCATCAATTCCCTGATCGCCAGCCAGACCCTGAACCCGAACGAGGGCCGGGCATGGCTTGGCCTGCCGCCGCGCGCAGGTGGCGACCAGTTCCTGAATCCCAACATCACCACGGCCCCGACAGGCGGAGAGACCCAAGCATGAGCACCGAGAACGCATCCTTTGAACCGATCGCATCGCAGGGCAAGCCGCTGGCCGTGGTGGTTCATATGACCCCCTTTGCCCACAATTGGCCGGCACAGGCAGTGCGCAGCCAAGTCGAAACGGCCTTCCCCGGCATTCCGGTGATCTTCGTGGACTCGGGCACCGCCGTGCAGGTGATCCATGCAGCTGAATGACATCCTGGCCGACGCGCAGGATCAGGACCGCGGCCGCGATTTCGAGCTGGCCGATCCTGTCACTGGCGAGCTGATCGGCATTACGCTGCGCATCGCAGGTCCGGACAGCGCAACTCAGCACCGCGCACGCCTGGCGCTGACGGACGAGATGGCCGAGGCCATGGACGAGAACGGGCGCGTGCCCGCTGTGGCCCGTGAGAAAGCCCGGCTCAACAGCCTCGCCCGCTGCATCCTGGGCTGGCACATCGTGGAGGACGGGCACCCGGTCCCGTTCAATCACACCAACGCCCTGCGCTTGCTGACCAGCTCCATGTGGGTCCAGCAGCAGGTGGACAGCTTCGCAGCCAACCGCGCTGCCTTCCGGGGGAACCCGGCATGAGCAAGATCGAGGTCAAAGCCAATTTCACCGTGGACGAGGCGGGCCACATCGAGGGCCTTGCATGGCCGTTCGGCAGCCCCGACCGCGTGGGCGACATGATCGAGAAGGGCGCTTTCGCCACCGCGAAGGCCCCTATCCCAATGCTGGCCTTTCACGAGCAGCGCGAAGCCGTGGGCGTGTGGGATGAGATCATCGAAACCGACGCCGGCCTGCAGGTCAAAGGTCGCCTGCTGATCGCGGATTTGCCCCGCGCACGCGAGGTCCATGCCCTGATCCGGGAACGGGCCTTGTCGGGTCTATCCATCGGCTTTGCATCGACCAAGGCAATGCCCCGCCGCGGCACCCGCGGCCGCACCATCTCTGCCCTCGATCTTCTGGAAATCAGCGTGGTGGCCGTGGGCGCACACCCCGGCGCGCGCATCACCTCCGTAAAGGAACACGACATGACGGACACTAACGAAACCCCGGACATCGCGGCCCTCGAAGCCAAGATGACCGCCATGGAACAGAAAGCCGATACGTCGGCACTGGTCGCGCGCCTGGACAAGCTGGAGGCGAAAGCCAACCGCCACCAGGGCACGACCGAGGGCAAGGCCGAGCCGACCGAGGAGCGCAAAGCCTTCGCCGCCTACCTGCGCCATGGCGACAAGATGGCCGAGGAGGATCGCAAGGCCCTCAACGTCACCAGCGACACGCAGGGCGGTTTCCTGGCACCCCCGGAGATGTCCACCGAGGTCATTCGTGACCTGATCGAATACAGCCCGATCCGCAGCTATGCGAGCGTGCGCAATACCGGCGCTGACAGCGTGATCTTCCCGACCCGCGGCGACATCACCAACGCCCAATGGGTCGGTGAAATGGAGCCGCACAACGAAAGCACCATCACGTTCGGCCAGAAAGAGGTCGAGGTGCATGAGCTGGCGACCTTCGTGGACATCTCCAACCGCCTGCTGCAGGACGCGCCGATCGCAGAAACCGAGGTCCGCACCGCGCTGGCCGAGGACTTCGGCAAGAAAGAGGCCGAGGCGTTCCTGTGGGGCACGGGCGTCAAGATGCCCGAGGGCGTGATGGTCAACACTGCCATCCCCGAGGTTGCCAACGGCCACGCCGCCAACCTGTCCACCGATGCCCTGATCCGGCTGATGTACTCGCTGCCGCAGGCTTACCGGTCGCGCGGTGCATGGGCCATGAACGGCACCACCCTGGGCATCCTGCGCACGCTGAAGGACACGCAGGGCCAGTACATCTGGCAGACCTCGCTGCAGGCCGGTCAGCCCGAGACGATCCTGGGCCGCCCCGTCATCGAGATGGTGGACCTGGAGGACATCGCGGCCAACCAGCACCCGATCGTCTACGGCGACTTTTCGGCCTACCGGATCGTGGATCGCCTGAGCATGTCGATCCTGGTCGATCCTTACAGCCGCGCCCGCGAGCGCATCACCCGCATTCACGCCACCCGGCGCGTCGGCGGTGCCGTGCTGCAGCCCGCCCGCTTCCGCAAACTTCGTATGTCCACCAGCTGAGGAGCATGACCAATGCGTGACCTTTATGCCAACCTTGCGACTGTTCCGGCCCTGGCGCCTGCAGTCCAAACCGCTGCCGCCCAAGGCGCTGCGGTCGATCTGAACGCCAAGGGCGGTGTGGCCTTCGTCGTCAACACGGGCGCTATTGCCGGTGCAGGCGACTTTGGGGTGACCCTGCAGGAAAGCGACACCGGCACCAGCGGCTGGACCGTCGTGGCAGCTGGCCAGATCGACAGCAACGCCCCCGCCACCCTGGCGGCCGACAGCGCCTATCGCTTGGGCTATCGCGGCTGGAAGCGGTACGTGCGCCTGTCCCTGACCCGCGCAGGCGGCACCAGCATAGCCGCTGGTGCAACGGCCATCTTCGTGCCGCTGACCCGCCCGGCTGTCTGATGCCTGCGCGTGCGCCCCGGATCTGTTCTTGCGGAAAGCTGGTGCCTTCGGGTGCCCAGTGCCCTTGCCAGATCCGGGGCGCCGCGGCCCGCAAAGCGCGCTTCGACAAGACCCGGCCCAACAGCAGCCAGCGTGGCTACAACCGGGACTGGAGGAAAGCCCGCGCGCTTTATCTGCGCCAGCATCCCTACTGCGTCGCCTGCGGTTCTCTTGCAAACGTGGTCGATCACAAGACCCCCCATCGCGGCGATCAGGCCATCTTCTGGGACAAGTCCCGGTGGCAGTCGCTGTGCACCCCCTGTCATTCCGGCGCCAAGCAGAGACTGGAGCGCCACCAGCATAGGACACCAACGCCATGACGATCTACACCACCGCAGGCACCCGCCTCTACATCGGCGGCCCCCTGGCGGCCAAATCCAGCGACTTCACGGAAGCCGACTTTGCAGGGCAGTCGTCCTTGTGGGTCGAGATCGATGAAACCGAGGGCCTGGGCTCTGCGGGTGACACCTCTGCCGAGGTCACGTTCGACGGCATCAATTCGGGCCGCACGCGCCGCCTGAAGGGCACCAAGAACGCGGGCAGCATGGATGTGGTTTGCGGCCTCGACCCCGCCGATCCGGGCCAGATCGCGCTGATTGCGGCAGAGCGAAGCAAGAACGACTTCGCCTTTCGCGTTGTGCTGGCCGATGCGCCTGCCGATGGCACGCCCTCTGAGCGCATGTTCGTGGCCCAGGTGGCTAGTGCCGCTGAGCAGTATGACACCGCCAACAGCGTGATGAAGCTGAATGCCTCGCTCTGGATCAACAGCAACATCGTCAAGATCGACGCTGCCTGATGCTGTTCGCGACCGCCGGCACGCGTTTGTTCATCGCAGATCGGGAGGGCCTCCCGGTGCCGGCGGAGGCATGGGTCGAGATCGCAGAAACGGAGGCGGTCGGATTTTTAGGTTCCGAATGGACCATGGCAGAAGCCGACATCGCGCACCTGAACAGCGGTGATGCAGGCGGGGAAATCATCCAGGCCAAACAGTCAATCCGCAGGCTACCCATGCAGATTGTCATGGGCAACGACCCGACCGACCCAGGGCAGCTGCTTCTCTGGAAGGCCCACTATTCGACCAGGGATTTTCAGTTCCGCCTCGTCTTTCCGGATGGCGTCAATGCGCGTCAATGGCCGGGGCTTGTCACGTCGATGAGTGAAGTCTTTGACGCAGCCAACAACGTGATGCGGCTGCAGGCCGACATCCTTCCCACCTCCCAAATCATCATGACAGGAGCCTGACCCATGCCGTTTGAACCTGTCATGAGCCTGCCCGATCTGAAGGCGCACCTGTCGCTGACTGATGACAACAGCGAGGATGACGCCCTGCTGCAGGCTAAGCTGGACGCCGCACAGACCCTGATCGAGCGAATGCTGGGCTACGGCCTGGTGACGCAGTTCGAGACAGAGGACGCAGTGCCAGCCGATCTACGCGAGGCGGTCCTGCAGCTGGCCGCATGGTGGTACGAGAACCGCGAGGCCGTCATGGAGCGCGGCGCCCCGCTGCCCTTTGGCGTGGCCGAGATCATCGACGCAAACCGCGATTGGACTTTCTGATGGCGGATGACGGCGGCCTGTCCAAGTTCCAGAAGCGGATGGCGGCAGTCCCCGTTGCTGCCCGTGCCGCTGTCCAGCCCGCGCTGGTCAAAGGCGCCGAGGAGATCGCTGCAATCCAGCGCGGCCTTGCCCCCCGCGACGAGGGCGACCTGATCGACAGCATTCAAGTCACCGGCCCCGGCCAGCGTACCCCGCCTTATTCTCAGCCGGGTGGCGCGATGGTCGTGCCTGAAAACATGGCCGCGATCACTGTGGGCAGCACCGATGTCCGTTACCCGCACCTGCAGGAATACGGCACTACCAATCATCCCGCGCAACCGTTCTTCTGGCCGGGCTTCCGCCTTGGCCGCAAGCGCGCCCTCAACCGGATCAAGCGTGCCGTGGGCAAAGCTATTCGGGAGGCCAAGTGATGGAGCTGGAGGTTCAAAAGGCCCTGCGCGCCCGCCTGGTTAGTCAGCAGTTAGTCACTCCCCTTGTTCCCGCGGCGAACATTCTCGACACCAATCAGCGCCCCGCGCCGCGTCCCTCGATCATCCTGGGCGAAAGCCAAGCCGTCGATGAAGGCACAAGCCTGCGCCGATCGCACACCCGCATCTATCACACGCTGCACATCTGGGTGCGTGAGCCGTCGCTGGAGCGGGCAAAGGCAATCGGGGGTGCCGTGCGCACCGCGCTGATGAATGGCCGCCTGGCGCTGCCTGAGGGGCTGCACTGTGCCGATCTGCTGGTGGCAAGCCAACGCTACCTGCGCGACCCGGACGGCGAGCATTCGCACGGGGTGGTCACACTTGAAATCTTGATTGCGGAGGCCCGGCCATGAAGTCCGGCAAGCTGATCGACACGATCCAGATCGAACACGCCACGGACAGCGTAAACGATTACGGCACCCCGGAAACCGTCTGGCGCCCCTTCGCCAGCGTCAGGGCCGAACGGATCGACCAAACCACCGAGGAGTTCATGCGGGCCGGCGGCGCCACCGACGAGGAGGCCCTGGTGTTCCGCATCCGGCACCTCGACGGGGTGACCAACGCTGACCGGGTTCTCTGGCATGGCGAGGCGTTCAACATCCGACAGGTGACGCCCATCGGCCGCCGCAAGGGTCTCGACCTGCGCTGCACGAGGCTGCCGACATGAAGGGCACCAAGCCGCAGCTGATTGAAGCGCCTGAGGCCATCGCCGCCACTGAGACCGTGGCGCCTGAGTGGCTGGCCGAGGACGCCCGTGCCGAATGGGCCCGCGTCATGCCGGTCCTGACCGATCGGAAGATCCTGACCGAGGCCGATCTTGGCAGTCTCGAAAGCTACTGCATCTGCATCGGGCGGGTCCGGCAGATGGAGGCGGCGATCCAGATCGAGGCCGAACCCGAGATGATGCTGAAGCTGATCCGGGTGCAGGACAAGGCGATGGCCTCAGCCCGCCAGCTGGCCGCTGAGATGGGCCTGACGCCCGTGAGCCGGTCCCGTCCTGCAATCCGCGAGGATGGCGACCAGGACGGCACTGCAAACCCGTTGGAGGTGTAGCTTGGCTGTAGCGCCCTCCACCTTCCCCGAATGGATCTATGACGGTCCGAGATCCCCGACCCGTATGGACATGGAGAGCGGGCGGTAACCTTCCTGCGCGCCTTGCGGCATCCCAAGTCGATCCTTCCGAACAGGGCTTTCCAGCTGGACCCGTGGCAGGAGCGGATCGTGCGCCGCATCTATGGCCCGCGCCACGAGGACGGCACCCGGATCACGAACACGGTCGCCTGATGCTGCCTCGGGGCAACCGCAAGACCTCGCTGGCTGCTTCATTGGCGCTGCTCCACACCATCGGTCCTGAAAAGCGGCCCGGTGCTGAAGCCATCTTCGCCGCGGCGGATCGCAAGCAGGCTGGCATCGGTTTCAAGGAGGCAGCGGGCATCATCCGCGAGGACAAGCGTCTAAGCTCTGCCGTGACCATCTACGACGCCCACAACGCCCCCAAGAAGCTGCTGTACCGCAAGGACGCATCCTATCTGGAGGTCATCTCCGGCGATGGCGGACCGCAGCATGGCCGCACCCCGGCCTTTGTGCTGGCCGACGAGATCCACATCTGGAAGGGTCGCGACCTGTGGGAAGCCCTGACCACCGGCCTTGAGAAGATCGATGACAGCCTGCTGGTCGTCGCCAGCACCGCCGGCCGGGGGCAGGACACGCTTGCCTGGGACTTCTTCGAAGACGCCCGCAACGTGGCCGGTGGCAAGGTCGATGACCCCTCGATCCTGCCGATCCTGTTCGAGGCAGACCGGCGCGATGACTGGCAGGATGAGGGCCTGTGGCACAAGGTGAACCCCGGCCTGCAGCACGGCTATCCGAGCCTTGCCGGGTTCCGGCGCCATGCCAAGCGCTCACAGCGCAGCGTGGGCGATCGGCAGAGCTTCAAGCAGCTCAAGCTCAACATCTGGCTGGATGCCTCGACAGAGCCGCTGGTGGACATGGAAATCTACGACCAGGGCGCGAAGGATTATGACCTCGACGCCCTGGAGAATGAGCCGTGCTGGCTGGCGGTTGACCTTTCCTCGACAACCGATCTTTCCGTGATCGTGGGTTGCTGGCGGGTTGCGGAAGGGTACGCAGTCAAAGCGTGGTTTTTCTGCCCTCAGACAACGATTGATGGCAAGGGCGACGGCGGGTTGCTGGACGCTGAGGACGGTGTTTCCAAGCGCGCCGATCAGTCCGGCGCCCCCTATCAGCAGTGGATGGAGGATGGCCTGATCACGGCAACGGTCGGCAACGTGATCGATTACGCTGAGATTGAAAGCAAGATCATCGAGCTGTGCGAACAGTTCAACGTGCAGGAAATCGCCTTCGACCCGTACAACGCCCGACAGGTGCAACCCAAGATCCTTGAAGCTGGGTTGCCGGCTGTGGACTTCCGCCAAGTGCCATCCCTGATGATGCCCGCCGCGATGGAGCTGGAGCGCGCCCTGCTAGGGGGCGAGTTTTTCCACGGCGGCAACCCGGTCCTGCGGCATTGCTTCGCCAATGTCGTCGTGAAGCGCAACGATCACGGGCACGTCGTCAAGTTCACAAAACCCAAGCAGTGGCTGTCGATCGACGGCGCGGTGGCAGCGGCAATGGCCGTGTCCCGCGCGGCCGCGAACGAGGGCGGCCTGACCACCAATCAGACATGGTTCACCGAAGACATGTGGACCGCATGAGGAGCCTGACATGAATGCGACGGTGGGGGCAGATGAGCGCCTAGTGGTGATGCTGGAGGCTCGGGTGACCGAGTTCGAGCGTCGGATGCAGCAGGCCGAACGGCGGGGCACGCAGACTTATCAGGGCCTGCGGCGGAACTCGCAGTCGGCAACGCGCCAGATGGAAGCGGACATGATCCGGTCCACCGGCTCTATCAATCGCGCCATTGCCTCGACCACAGGCCGCATTGGATCGCTTGCTGCATCCTTCGCAGGCGGGGTGGTCGCAGGCGCCGCGGTGGGCATGTTCGCAGGCGTAAGCGGCAGCATCGCCACGACGATCCGCAGCATGGCCGAGCTGGGCGATGAGGCCAAGCGCGCGGGCCTGTCTGCGCAGTCTTTCCAAGAATGGAAATACGTGGCCGACCAGAACCGGGTCGGGGTCGATGCGCTGGTGGATGGCTTCAAGGAGCTGTCTCTGCGTGCGGATGAGTTCATCACCACCGGCAAGGGGTCGTCGGCGGAAGCGTTCACCCGCCTTGGCCTCAGTGCAGAGACGCTGTCGCAGAAGCTGAAAGACCCGTCCGCCCTGATGCTGGAGATCATGGGCAGGCTGGAGGGCCTCGACAAGGCGGCGCAGATCCGGATCGCAGACGAGATATTCGGCGGCACCGGGGGCGAACAGTTCATCCAGATGCTGGGCCAGGGCGAGGGTGCGCTGCAGGCCACCATCGACCGCGCGCATGAAACCGGCGCCGTTCTTGATGATGAGCTGATCCAGAAGGCCGAGGAGATCGACCGCAAGTTCGCGCAGCTGACCGGCACGGTCGGAAACTTTGCCAAGCGCGTCGTGGTCGAGGTCGTGGCCGCCGGCATTGAATTGTCCGACCTGCGCGACCGTCTCGACGGGTTGTTTGCCAGTGAGGATCAGGGCCGCGCGATCCTGGGTGATGAGCTTTACGATAGCCTCGACCAGAACCGTGACATGGTGGACGAGAACGCCGAAAGCCTTGGCATCCTGAACCAGCAATACATGGCGCTGGCCGAGGAGGCGGATCGTTCGGGCATCGCCCTGATCGATGCGATCAGCAGACTGGACAGCATGGGCTATGAGGATGCCGCGGACGGGCTGCGCGCGGCCTACAGCGAGATGCAGGCGCTGGTCGAAGCGTTCCGCCAGGGGGAAGTGTCAGGCGAGGACTTCACGGCCAAGCTGGGCGACATCGAGGACGCAGCAGGCGCCGCCTTCGATCAGCTGGACGCCAGCGACCGGGTGCAGTTCTCCGGGGTCATCAGCCAGCTGGAAAGGCTTGGTGGGGTGATCGGCGGCATCATCAGCCTCGCGGGAAGCATGGGGGCGGCCCTAGCGCGCGCTGCAGGGGTGTCACCGGACCAGAAGGCGGGGCAGGCCCTGCGCGACCGTCATGCGGCCGAGGCGGCAAGCCTGGACAGCCTGGAGGCACAGCGCGCGGCAACGGAAGGCTTCACGCAGGCAGAGACGGCCCGCAACAGCGCCAGCGCCGAACAGCTACGGCTGCAGCGCGAGATCGAGGCGGTTCGCAACCGGGCGGGTGAAAGCGGCGCAAGCCTGACCGAACAGCAGGCCACCGACTTCGCCAGCGCATCATTGGCAGCCGAGGATGCCCGCCGGGAAGCGGGGCGCGCTGGCCGTGGCGGTGGTGGTGCGAAAGGCGGCGGCGCCAAGTCTGGCGGCCGTGAGAAACTGGACGAGTACCAGCGCGAGGCCGAGGCCATCCGCGACCGCACTCTGGCCCTGGAGGCAGAGGCTGCGTCCCTTGTCGTAGTCGCTGAGAGCGGCACGGATTACGGCGATGCCTTGGAGTACGCCCGCACCCGCGCAGAGCTGCTGCACGCGGCCCAGGAGGCCGGGAAGGCTATCACCCCGGAACTGACCGCAGAGATTGATCAGCTGGCCCAGGGCTACGTCACAGCGGGGCTGGAGGCTGAGGCCGCAGCGAAGAAGATGGAGCAGATCCAAGAGCAATCCGAGCGGGGCAAGAGCGCGTTGGAAGGCATGTTCGGTTCGATCATCGACGGCTCGATGTCTGCCAAGGACGCGGTGATGCAGCTGCTGGCCGAGATCGCCAAGGCCCAGATGATGAAGGGACTGATGGCACTGCCCGGCATGGGGGCGACAAGTGGGGTGCTGGGTGGGTTGCTGGGTTTTGCAGCCGGCGGGTTCACCGGCATGGGCGGCAAGCATGATCCGGCGGGCATCGTTCACCGCGGCGAATACGTGATGAGCGCGCAGGCGGTCCAGCGTCTCGGGGTGGGCAACCTTGACGCCATGCACAAGAGCGCCCTGCGCGGCTATGCCAGCGGCGGGCCGGTGGGAATGTCGGCACCCTCGATGCAGAGGGGCGCAACCCAGGAGGTCGATGTGCACGTGACGGTGGGAGTGGACGAGAAGTCCGGCAACCTGACCACGTTCGTGGATCAGCGTGTTCGCGGCGGCGTGTCTCAGGGCATTCGTGAATACAACCGCGACTTCAACCAGCGGGTTGTGAAAGCCCAGCAGGACTGGCGGAGGAGAGAAGCATAGTGCGTCACTTGCAGAACGTCCTCTGCCGCACCCTTGAGGCGGTGCTGGAGGGCAAGCGGCCCCGGATGCCGGAGGCTGGTGGCGAGATCCTTGATGCTTTCATGGATCTGTCCCGCGCCCGCACCTATCACGCCAGTGGGCCCAACCCGATCACTTGGGAGGCGATGGCCGCCTGGTCGCAGATGATGCGCCGGCCGCTGCCCCCGCATCACGCCGCGATCGTCATGGCACTCGATGATACCTGGATGCAGAACGCCGCGAGGAAGATGGCGGGAGGTTCGACCGCGGCGCCGTTGGTGTCGAACACGCCTCTGTCGGCCGGGCTGTTCGATGCCCTTACGGGTGGGTAAAGGGGTGCCCTGAAATTTAAGGAGGCCTGTATTACCGCGGCACGTCAGGAACTATCGCATGAGAAACCCGCCGGACTGGCGGGTTGAAGCGGCTTTTCAAGATATGGACTTTACTGCTCCGTAGCAGTTGCCTCTATGGCGTGAAACGTCTTGATGAGCCCATCTGCATATCGCGTCATTTTTCCCGTCAACTTGATTACCATGCCACCAGCGTAACAATGCTTGTACACGTTGCTCGGGTGGGCAAATGCCGGATCAGCGATAACCACGGGGAAAAGCCTCGATTGAGCAGAGTCCTCCGGATCGTAAACGAACATAGTTTTGCGAGCATCGCGAATTCCTTCGATGCGTACATCCATCGTCATCACTTCGCTCACAGAAAGCTCTTCTTTCGCACGTATTGCATCAGCGGTCGCTTCATCCACCAATACATGCCCCAATGGCTGCCGGGGGCCTGTTGAGAACGATGATGCCGAGCGCCCAACGGGATAAACAGCGAGTTTAGCGGCACCGTGGAGGGCTACTGCCTGCCCGTGCAAGAGAGCACGCGTGTGTTCTCGTTCTTGCTGCCTGTCGTCATAAACAGCCGCCCGTTCACGTTCCCGATCCTCGTAGCTAAGTTTCTGACCAGCAGCAAGAATGTCCAACATTTTATCCATGTGAGCTTCTGCCTCTGGCCTCCTGCCACCGAACCATAGCATAGCATAGTTCACAAAGTGTTCTACTAGATTGGACCGTAAAGCCTCCGCGAATTGAGGAAAAAGGGGCAATAGCCCGGCCGCAATTTGAGCGATCCAAGGAAGTTCGAAGCTGCCCTCGGCAGGCTCTCCGACAGTGAGTATGAGGGTGGTTTCTCGAGGCTTTTTGCGCTGGATTGAGCCTGTTTCAAGCATTTTGATCAGGGAAGAAACAATGGCATCGAGACCCACCAATGCCGCACCAAGATCTCGGGCGGGCAGTCTGTGGTGTGTCGCAACTAAACCATCATAGGAAAATATGCCGCGGACAACATCTGTCATTCAAATCTCCCGATCATACACCACGCCGCACCTGTCCCCCCAAGACAGATCGTTTTGCGAAATGGCCACGGGGCAGCCAACGGCTCGCGCAAACGGTAGGAGGGCGGACGGGCCGATATCTGTTCCTGCCATCTTGATAAATCGTTCGCGCCTGTATTGTCCGAATCGCCCGCACCTTGCACAGCGCAGGCGCACCATCAGCAGCAGGGGCTGAGTTATTAACATGAAATCCTGTCAGTCCCTGACAATTACTCGCCCACGCCGTTCTTCAAGATAGATGCGCACCATTTCAGGCCGTGACGGCGCAGGATCCAGTTTTGCCCGCTCTGCATCAAGCCATTCGAGTAAGTCGGGCTGAAGGCGCACCATTACTGGCGTGCCATGGCCAGTCGGTGCAGGCCCACGCTTGCCTTTTCGTGGTATCAAAGTTTTTTCTTGCTGGGTCATGAAAACAGTGATACCACAGTAAGCGGGCCAAGCAAGTGTTCTCAGCACTCACCAGGCCCTAACCGAAACCCGATCATTGAGGAGATCGAGCATGGCTGATCATTGCCATAACACCCCCCGCATTTCTGATGAACCCCTTCGCCGTCACTGCAGCGATGTTCAGGTCGCCGCCACCCAGCTTTGTGGCGTGATGCAGGCAATAGAACTGCTTGACGACGAGGGTATCGGCGGCAATGCCGTGAGCACGTTAATCAGGATCGCACGGAGCTTGGCCGAAAAGGTCAATACGGACTTGGACAGCGTGAACCTGCCGAAGGGGGGTGCGGCATGACCTATCAATTTTCGATCGACAAGCTGATCCGTACAGACAGCCAGAAAGACTGGGCTGCAAGTTGTGCTGACAAGGCGCTGGCCCTGGTGCTGACTGCCCGGCTTGCCTTGGAGAATGAGGGTAGTGGGATTTGCTCGGATACGGAACGCGCCTGTGTAGTGGCCGATGCGCTTGAGGTTGCGTACTCGCTAATGGCGATCGCCTCCGAAGGCATCGAGGAAATGCAGCGTGAAGGCTCTTATGGATCTTGGCGGGACCGCCTTAAATCTTGA